ACACCTGCTGTTATAGCGTAATTCATGTAAGCATCTACTTGTGGAGTTCTTGCAATTCCAATTGATGCTCCCATTGTAGCGTGATTAAAGTATCCGTAGTCAAGGTTGTAATTGCTTGCTTCTTGAAATGATTTTAATGGCAAGTATGCAGGAAGACCTGCAACTACAAGTCCATTTGTATACTCTGTCCAAGACGGAGTTCCTGGTGGATAGCCTGGATTTCCTGGGTTTCCAGCTCTTATAAATAGTTGTCCTGGATTTCCATAAGGACTGCCAACTGGAATGCTTACAATTCCACCGACTGGATATGAAGCACCGTTGTTATATTCTCCTAGGTAGTTTGGGTATTGTCCATCTTGTCCTGTGTAAAAAACAAGGTGCTCATTATCATCGATAACCCAACCAGTTGCGGAATTAGCATCTTCACGAACTACATAAACTTTATTTGGGTTAGTATTATCTTTTACAAAAGCCCACCAGTCAGCATCTGCTAAACCTACTGGACCTCCCTGATAAACTGCAAGAAATGCTGTTACGCTACTCCATGTTCCAAGGAACCTAGAATCTTTTCCTGGTAACCCATTGCCAGATCCACCTGTTGATGTAAATGAAAATGGCATTTATCTCTCCAATATTAAAACAGAAACTGTTGAAGTTCCAACTGCATAAATTTTATCATCTGCTGCTAAGTCGGCACTCCAGATTTGTCCTGAAGATAGTTTAATACCATAGTTAGAAGATGTTACTGAAGCATTGCCAATGTAAAGCACTGCTGAAGAATCTGTATTTTGCACAGATATAGTATTTGGTGAATCCATTGCATCATCAATTGTCAGCTCTTGAGCTGTTGATGTTAAAGTTAAATTTCTTGTTCTTAGCATATTACTATTATATCACTTTCTTCTCTACCGCCGAAGCACTTTCAATTATTTCTATGACTCTATCTGCTGTATTTTTGTCTACAACCTTATCGTCAACATTAAGTCTTACCCATGGGCCATATGAATCCATTCTGTCAGATCCCTGGTATACATGACCAGTTTCTTGATCAACTAAAATCCATTTAGCGGGAGCAAGAGTTCTTATAAGAAGATTGATAGGTTGTTGAAGTTCTTCAACCTCTCCACCGCTAATCAGATTCCTGCTTGCCATGATATTTCTCTACATACTTCTCTAATTTTTCGTACATCTCTAAACCCATATAGTTTTTATAAGAACACTCTAAGCAATATAGGTAAAGCTGATCTTCGTGTGTTAAGTTTGGATATAAAACTGATTTATCCATTGGGCAAGTAAGCGGGGGAACTTTTTGCTCCCCCGCCAACTTCTGATAAGCCACTATTAATTGTGTTTTAATTTACTGTCCCTACTTTTTTAGCATTGTTAAACACTCATCAGGGAATTCTTTTACAAATTCCTTGTATCTTACAGTTCCATAACTTGGCCAAGAACTCCAGTCCTTGCCCGCATTACTCATTCTATAAACGACTTCTGCGTTTAAAATGGGGTTATATAGATTTGAATTGGAAGTGAGACCGTATTTGTCTCTTCTTACATCTCCTAAGTTATCAATCATATTTATTTGAAAGATCCCATAAGAATTGTCCCCTGTTTTTCTGTTGCCGTTATGAGCAAGCGGTCTTCCGTTGGACTCTGTTTTTGACACAGCCCACGCTTTTTTTAAAGACTGGCCTTCAAAGCCAGCAATGCTCAAAACTTCAAATAACTCGCAGTTACCTAAATCGGTTGCTACCGAATAGGCTTCTACTTTTTTCTGCATTTCTTGAACAGCAACTTGCTCTTCAATCTTTGCAGCATATGCAGGTCCGTTTGTAGTTGCTACAAAGTATATGGCTACCGTAAACATTACGAATATGGTAGAATTACTAAGTAAATCATACAAACGCTTCATATTTTTCTCCATAGGTTATTACCTCCTAAGAGACAGTAACTCTAATAGTACTAAACAAAGTATGGAATTGTCAAGCTAGTCAACCAGAAAGATAAAATGAATATTTCTTATTACACAGTAAAAGCAGGACTAAACCCTGCTGTAGGATTTGGCTATGCAGGGCAAAACATTGTTAAGTCTTTACAAAAACTAGGACATAATGTAAAGTTTGCAAACCCTAAAGCTGAAGTTCAAATAAACTTTACACAACCAGATAATTTTAAATTTCATAGAGGACAGTATCAAATAGGTTACACTCCATGGGAATCAACATCAATGGATCCAGAGTGGGTAAAAAAGTTTAATTTGTGTGACGAAGTTTGGGCAACATCTCAATGGACTGCAGATGTGTTTAAGAAAAATGGTGTAACAAAAGATGTCAAAGTTTACAGACATGGAATTGAAGATTTTTGGAAACCAAAGAAAAGAATTTTAAAAGATGATGGTGTTTTTAAATTTCTTCATATTGGAGAACCATCTCCAAGAAAAGATGGACAACTTGTTGTTGACACTTTTATCAAATTGTTTGGCAATAACCCAAAATATCACTTAACAATCAAAGCTCATCTATTTAATACTATTAGAATATATAATAATAATAACATATTATCTTTACCTAATATATATAATAATATATCTATTATAACAGAAGAGTATGATACTAGTCAACTACTATTTTTATATCACTCTCACCATGCACTTGTTTATCCATCTTGGGGAGAAGGATTTGGATTTATTCCTTTGCAAGGTTTAGCAACTGGCATGCCAGTAATCTCAACTTATGATTGGGCAGATTATAAAGAATTTCTTGGACCCCTAAAGCTAAAGTCAACATTGACATCTGAAACATTACCTAAATCTATTGGAAATGCTTACGTTGGACAAATGTTTAAACCAGATAAAGAACACCTTGAAGAGCTTATGCTAGAAGTAACTATGAACTACAAAGCTTATTCTGGATATTATTTTGCTCAATCAGAAAATATTCACCAAAAGTATAACTGGGATCAGTTGACCAAGAATGCTTTTGAAGATTTATCTAAAAAATTCTCTTAGGGCTTGCCCTCTGAAAAAAGTTTAGGTATACTTAGGATTACCCAAAAAATAATTAGCTGTAAAACGGCGGAGGAGAGTATTCTAAAAATGTCAAGAGTAATTGAAAACCCATATGAGAATTTTATTGCACTATCAAGATATGCAAGATGGTTGCAAGAAGATAATCGTCGTGAGACATGGGGAGAAACAGTAGATAGATACTTTGACTTCATGCTTTCCCACCTTGAGTCTATGAACTATGTTCCAGATTCTAAAATAGTAGAAGAATTAAAGCAAGCGGTCTATGATAGAAATGTTATGCCTTCTATGCGTTCAGTAATGACATCTGGACCAGCACTTGACAGAGACCATGTAGCAGGGTACAACTGTTCATTCGTTCCAGTAGACAATCCAAGATCATTTGATGAAACTATGTATATTTTGATGTGTGGAACTGGTGTTGGATTTTCTGTTGAATACAAGTACGTTAATAAACTTCCTTCCGTCCCAGAAACTTTTGAAAAGTCTACAACTGTTATTACAGTAGAGGACTCAAAGCAAGGTTGGGCAAAAGCATATCGTGAACTACTTGCATTGCTTTGGTCTGGTCAAGTTCCAGCAATTGATGTAAGCAAATTACGTCCAGCTGGTGCACGTTTAAAGACAATGGGCGGACGTTCTTCTGGCCCACAGCCATTGATCAATCTTTTTGACTTTACAATTGCAAAATTTAAAACTGCAGCAGGTCGCCAACTAAAACCAATTGAAGCCCATGATCTTATGTGCAAGATTGGAGAAATTGTTGTTGTTGGTGGAGTTCGCAGATCAGCAATGATTTCACTTTCAAACATTAATGACATTGAGATGGCTCAAGCAAAATCAGGCAACTGGTGGGAGCATAATTCTCAACGTGCACTTTCTAATAACTCTGTTGCTTATTCTCGTAAGCCAGAGATGGAGCAATTTATAGCAGAATGGAAATCACTTTATGATTCAAAATCTGGAGAGCGTGGAATATACAATGTTGCAGCAGCACAAAAGCAAGCAGCCAAGTATGGTCGCAGAGATCCTGAAATTCACTACGGAACGAACCCTTGTTCGGAAATTATTTTGCGTCCTTATCAGTTTTGTAATCTTTCAGAAGTCGTACTACGTGAAAAAGATACAAAGAAAGATATTGAACGCAAAGTAGAGCTTGCTACAATTCTTGGAACATGGCAATCTACTCTTACAGACTTTAAGTACCTTCGCAAAATTTGGAAAGACAACACAGAAGAAGAACGACTATTGGGCGTATCCTTGACTGGACAGTTTGGACACAAGTTTATGTCAGGCAAAGAAGATCTTGTCAACCTAGAAGCATTTTTGATGACTCTAAGAGAATCGGCAAGAGCAAAGAATAAAGAAGAGGCTGGGAAAATTGGGATTCCTGAGTCTGCAGCAATTACATGTGTAAAGCCTTCTGGAACAGTATCTCAATTGGTCGGGGTATCTTCAGGAATGCATGCATGGCATTCACAGTATTATATTCGCACAGTTCGTGGCGATAAAAAAGATCCAATCTCTACATTTTTAAAAGAAGTTGGAATTCCAGTAGAAGATGATGTTATGAAACCAAATGACACTTATGTATTTTCTTTTCCAGTAAAAGCTCCAGAAGGTGCAATTACAAGAAATGATCTTACAGCAATTGAACATTTAAATACTTGGCTTGTATACCAACGTGCTTGGTGTGAACATAAGCCTTCAATTACAGTTTCTGTTAAAGAAGATGAATGGATGGAAGTGGGTGCTTGGGTTTACAAGCACTTTGATGAAGTATCTGGTATCTCATTCCTGCCTCATTCAGATCACTCCTATAAGCAAGCGCCTTATCAGGAAGTAACTGAACAAGAGTACAGAGACCTTGTATCAAAGATGCCTTCTTCAATCCGATGGGAAGATTTGTCTTTCTATGAAACAGAAGACGGAACATCTGGAACACAAGCACTTGCCTGCACCTCTGACGGAAATTGTGAAATTGTAGATATTTCCGCTTAGTGGTAGAATAGATATTGGGGAAACCCAATTTATGGAGATAACTTCTCTACAGGAGATAAAATGACAACAACAAAAAAAGCAGTCAAGAAGCCATCAAAGGCAGATCTTGACAAAAACGGAAAGGTAACAGAAATGGAAAAAGCATTAGCAGTTCTAGCAAGCTACGGACGTTCATTTTTTGCAGCAGCCCTAGCTCTATATATGACAGGCAATACAAATCCAAAGGATTTGGCAATGGCTGGAGTAGCAGCAGTAGCACCCGTGCTATTGAGAGCATTAAACCCAAATGACAAGTCTTTTGGCGTAACTAAGTAAATACTTTAGGACGGTCCCTATGCTAAAATTGGCATAGGGACTTTTCTATTTAATTTATCAAATAAGGCAGGGTATTGTGGCATCAGTTAAAAATTTTGAAGTAGACCAAGGCGCTACTTTTTCATTTCAGGTTGAGTATTTAAACTCAAACGATACTCCAATATCCTTAACAGGATCAACTGCAAAAATGCAAGTAAGAGATACAAAAGGTGGAAAACAATTAGTAGCAACAATGTCTACTCCATCAGCTAACGGAATTGACATATCTGGAAATTTGGTTAGCATTACAATTCCAGCCACATTGACAAACAAATTAATCTTTCCAAAATCTGCTTATGATCTTGTAGTAACAGATACTAATGGCAACAAAATAAGATTGCTTGAAGGATTTTTAACTCTTAGTAGATCGGTAACAATATAATGGCTGAAAAAGTTGTAGTTCATGAAAATATTAATAAGGTAGTAGTTGGAGACCCTGGAGTACAAGGACCAAGAGGGAAAGGCATTCTTAATGGAAATGGCGCCCCAGCAGAAAGCCTTGGACTTAATGGAGACTTTTACTATGATAAAGTTACAACAAGATTTTACGGTCCAAAGCCAACAGACCAGACATGGGCTGGAGCCCCAAATTATCTTTTAAATACTGAAGTTGCAATGGTCTACCCCTGGGAGCTTTCTCAAGTTACTGGACCAGTAAGTGGCATTTATTCAATTAGAATAGAACACAACCTTCAGTTCCATCCAAACGTGACTGTTAAATCTAGTAGTGGTGACGTATTAGAGACGGGAATAGACTATAATAGTATTAACGTGCTCACGCTAACAATGGCACAAGCATTTTCTGGGACAGCGTATCTGTCCTAAAGGGGAGTAACATAATATGGCAAGAAAGTTTCTAGTCAGCTTAGACCTAACAAAGAATGAGTTGTTGAATGCCCGCATTCAAAATCTTCCTTCTTCCTCTAAGCCAACAAATCCAGTCACTGGTCAGATTTACTATGACACAACTGACAATTTCCTATATTTCTGGAACGGAACCACATGGCTAAGAGCCTCTGGTGATTTCGGCGCAGCTGGACAAACAACATCCCTATTTTTTGGTAACACAAAGTCTGATGGAACATCTTCATCAGTTGCTCGTGCAGACCACACTCATGACATTCCAGACGTACTTGGCACAGCAACACAAATTAATGTTTCTAAAGACGGTACAAGTGGAGACGCAACCCTATCTCTTATTGACACAGCAGTAACTGCAGGATCATATGGTTCTACAACAAAGATTCCAACATTTACAGTAGATTCAAAAGGTCGTTTAACAGCCGCTGGTGAAGCAAATGTAGCAACAAACCTTTCAATAGCTGGAGATACTGGAACAGACACAGTTGACCTATTAACTGACACACTAACAGTTAATGGCGGAGAAGGAATTGATGTAGCTGTAACAAATAATACAGTTACAATATCAGCAGAAGATGCAACATCGTCAAATAAAGGTGTTGCAAGTTTTGACTCAATAGACTTTACAGTAGCATCAGGCGCAGTAACTCTAAATGCTGAACGTGTACAAGATATTGTATCTTCACAAATTATTGCAGGCGAAGGCATTGATGTAACATATGATGATCCTGCAGGCACACTAACATTAGATGCAGAAATTGCAACAACTACAAACCGAGGTGTTGCTTCCTTTGCAACAGCAGACTTTACAGTAACAGATGGCGCAGTATCTGTTAAAAACGTAAACCTTGGAACACAGACAACTGGTGATTATGTTGCTGGAATTCAGGGTACAACAAATGAAATTGCAGTTACAAACTCAGGCGGAGAAGGCTCAACAGTAACAATTGGTCTTCCAGATGATGTAAGCATTACCAACAACTTAACAGTTGGCGGAAACTTAAACGTAACGGGAACAATTAATTCTGTAAACACAACACAGGTTAACATTGTTGACAATAAGATTAACCTTAATACCGACTTTACTGGATCCCCAACAGTAGACGCTGGTGTTAGAGTAGAGCGTGGTACAGAGTCTGACGTTGAAGTTCTATGGAACGAAACAGACAATAACTGGACACTTACAAATGATGGTACAAACTACTACCCTATTGCCAGAAAGCTTGCAGTAGATCTTGCAGCTGGACCAAAGGTAGTTGTTACAGGAGCAGGAACAATATTTACTGTGACACATAATTTGAACACAAGAGATGTTCAAACTCAAGTTTACGAATCAGCTGCAGAATGGAACAATGTTGAAGTTGATACAGAAAGAACAACTGTAAATACTCTAACAGTAAGATTTGCAGTAGCACCAGCATCTGGAGCATACAGAGTAGTAATTACAGGATAACAAATGGCAAGACAATTCCTAGCAACACTGTCATTGCCAACACTTCCTGATCATCCAACAGATGGACATGCAGGTTCACTATATTTTAATACTGAAATGAATGCATTAATGATGCATACTGGAGCTAGTTGGATGCCAGTAAATGGATCACAATATGTTCTTGAAGATCACATACACACATATGATGGCTCAATCCATACAGTAATTGCAGGATCTTTTAATCCAAATCTTTCTATTTTTGATGGCGGCTTGTCTAGCGCACAATACAATGCAGACGCAAATATTGACGGGGGTAATGGATAATGGCAATTAGAATTCAAATGAGAAGAGACACAGAGGCAAACTGGATTTTAAATAATCCAATTTTAAAAGCAGGAGAGATTGGTCTTGCATTAGATAAGTTTAGATTTAAAGCAGGATATTCAGAAACTTCAAGATGGAATGATTGCATATACCTAAACGTATACCCAGGAGAATTAGTAGAAGCAGTACAAGATGCAATTGGGTTGGCAACTAATCACTCTGATCATTCTCATATTACCGTAACCTATAATGATGTAACAAATAAATTAATTTTTGCAACAGCACCAGAAGTAGTGTTATCAACTGGACTAACAAACACACTTGGAGATTACCTAGAGCTTTCTTATTTTGAAGGGCTTAAAGATGAGCCAAACGGGATTCCAACTTTAACCTCAACTGGTTTTATTAGAAATGAAGAAATTGATTCTACAATAGCAAGAATTGCTTCTCCTACATTTACAGGAACAGTTGGTGGAATTACAAAAGCAATGGTAGGGCTATCAAACGTTGATAATACAACAGATGCCCTTAAGCCAATTTCAACAGCCACACAGGCCGCACTTGACTTAAAAGCGCCAAAGGCTAGCCCTACATTTACTGGTACAGTAAGCACAGCAAATTTAACAGTGTCAGGAAACTTAACAGTAACTGGAGAAACAACATCTCAGTCCACTTCAAATCTTTCAGTTGCAAACCCACTTATTTATGTTGGAGAAAACAATCAAGCGAACATAATTGACGTCGGAATAGTTGGAAGCTTTAACAATGGAACATACCAACATACAGGTTTAGCTAGAGATCACGTAACCAATAAATGGAAATTGTTTAAAGGGGTAGTTGCTGAACCAACAACAGTAATTGACTTTGCTAACGGAACTTATGACGATATTCAGGTAGGCGGACTAACAGCAGCAACAATTTCTGGCACCACATCAATTACTTCTCCATCAATTACTGCAAGTACAAAAGTAACAACTAATGATTTAGAAGTAACTGGAACACTCACTTTGCCAGAGCATGCTATTTCTAGTGGATCTTTAGATTGGGAGCACTATGCTCAAGAAGTAGATCTACCATCTGCAGCGTTTAAACACGGAATGTTTGCACATGTTCATGGAACTGGATCAGCATATTATGCACATTCTGGCGCATGGGTCAAGATTGCAAAAGTTACAGATATTTCAGATAATAACCTTATAACAATTTCTCAGCAAACAGCATCATATACTCCAGGACTAGCAGATGCTTTTAAGATGATTGAAATGACAACTGGAACCCTTTCTCTTCCAAACGATTCAGCGGTCAACTTCCCAATTGGAACAACTATAGATGTTCTTCAGACAACAACTTCTCAAATTACTATTAATGGAACTGGATTTACTCCAGATGCCACACCAGGATTAAAATTAAGAACACGCTGGAGCAGCGCAACCTGTTTAAAACGTGGAGCAAATAGCTGGGTCGTATTCGGAGATTTGAGTGCTTAATGAAAAAAAATTCAAAAAGATCTAAGTTATCTGCAAGAACAGTAATTCCAACACTAGTTGGTCTTACAAAAACACAAGCCGAAGCAGCCTTGTCTGCAGCAAACTTGACGTATACATCTTCTATAACTGTGACAAATTATGCTGCAAATAATGAAAAGGTAACAGAGTTATTAAACTATTCTGCTGGACAATCTGTCCCATATGGGACAAATGTATCTTACAAATATAATGCTTATGAAGGAATTGCAGTTCCAAATGTTTATGGGCTTTCTCAAACAGCAGCAATAGCTGCAATTACTGCAGCAGGATTAACTGCTGGAACAGTTTCTGGAACAACTGGATCTGATACATCCTTAGATCAAAAAATTACAGGACAGAGCGTAACGGCTGGAAGCTTAGTAGATGCATTGAGCACTGTCAATATAACTTTGTACACATATGTTGCTCCATACTATAATCCTTATAGCAATCCTCCTCCATATGATAATTATGGGAATTATGGTAATTATGGTAACTATGGCAACTATGATAACTATAGTAATGCTCCTCAACCACCAAGTGGGCCACCAGAAGCTCCTCCTCCTCCAGGCGGAGGCGGCTGGAAAAGTTTAGGAGTGCACACCCTTGTCAGAACCCCAGAAGGCTTAGTTGCCGCAGGAAGCCTAAAGGTTGGAGATGTTTTAATATCTGCAGATATTGACGGTGTCCCATATATGTCTACTCCAGAAGCTTATGAAAGCATTTATAACTGGACAGACTCAGAACCTAATATTGAATATACAACAACAACAGTTGTTATGGTTCATAAAAAAACAGGGGATACAGTTGTTGCCATTAACGGAGACATATTTTCTCAGTATCACTATATTTTAGTAAAAAGAGACGGCCTTGCAAGATTTATAGCAACGGCAGACATTATAACAACAGACCAAATATATAGTTATGCTTCAAACTCTTTTGAGCCAATAACAATGCTGCAAATGGTTCCAGTTTCTCATGAAATTGTTTCTATAGACTGTGAGCCATACGATATATTCTTTACACAAGAAATGCTTGTTCACGATTCAGTCTCGGTCTAAAATGTTTAAAAAAAAAATAAGTTCAAGTTTATTTTTAAAAGAGTATCCAGAAAAGCTAAACAAATACTGGATTCATGTAACAGAATTTAAAAATCCTAATAAAATAAAATATTGTGTTTCATTTTATAAAAACAATAAGTATGCTCCTGGAACAATAATTGTTTCAGATTATATTTTAAATGACTACCCAGACTTATATTTAACAATAGATAGAAAGCTTTTAGCTAATCGAGTCTACACTAGTCCAGAACTTAGGCCTTCTGGTGCATGGAAATGGATAGGAGTTTTGACACGACTTTTCTTTTACAATAATATGGGGCAGCAAAAAATTGATGTTCCTTCCAAAAGAAGCTTGTTGGCAGACATTGCATATAATAATACAAAAAGAATTTTAAAAGAAAAGCATATATATAAAAAAGACCACGTAGAAACGACTGCAGGAATAACAGAACCACCAAGAGACTTTATGTACCCAACAATATGGTACAATAAAAGAATAAAAGAGGTGTTAAAGAATGAGAATAGTTAATTATTTAAATGGCATATCTTATGTTGAGAATGTTGTTGAGGGCATAGATTTTAATTCAGTTTCTTACTTGAAAAAAGAAATTGTTTTAGGGCAAAATGAAATATACAATGCTGATTTTAATATTGCTAAAAATGATGAGAATTTAGTTTTAAAAACATTGTTTTATAAATCAATTTTTAATGCAATAAATCTTTATTTTAAAAATAATTTACTTCAGCCAACCCCATTAAATTTTTGGACAAGGGGCGAGACTCACCTAGTTCAATTTCCAGGAACAGAAAACCCACAATTAAAAGAAAGATGTGGAAATTTAATAGAGGGCGGATATGTAATTCTATACTTTTTAGATACAATAACTAGCGGAGGAGGCGTTAGCCTTCCAACTCAAAATTTTTCTATTAATTTACAAGAAAATTCTATGATAATTTTTCCATCAGGACAGGACTACAAATATAATATTAATAAAATTGGAGAAAATAAAGAAAGAAAGTTTATAGAGATAGTTATAAATGAACGTATTTAAGATTAAAGATGTTTTTGAACAATCGTATTTTAATGAAATAAAAGATTATTTTGAAAGCCATTCTTTTTTAAATAATGCTCAATATGATTTTTATAACAGTAAACGCATAGACTCTTTTGATGATCCAGTTTTAAAGTCTATTTTAGATAGATTGCATGAACCAGCAAAGAAATGGTTTAGCAATGAAAATCTTGTGCCAACATATGCAATATTTTCTGAATACTCTGGAAAGCAAGCTCATTTAAACCCTCATCGTGATTCTGGGCCTTGTACCTATACTTTAGATATTGGGATATACCACAAGACC